TGGCAAGTTCACCAGCATCTATACTTTGTTCTGGCTCTTCTTCTTCTTCTTCCTCTTCTTCTTCTATCATTTGTTTCATTTCTTTAAGAATGGCTTTGTTATTTTCTTCTAACATTTTTCGGATTTCTTTTTCATCCATAGTGTCATCTCCTATACTTTTATCTTGCAAATCATATACTATGCTGTCTGAATAGATTTGCTTTTTTTGTTCAACATACGATTCTGGAACATCAACTACCTCTCCAATAACTGTTACATTATTTTCATCGTGGGCATAGTTTACTTCCTTAAATCCTTTATCTGACTTTATGAAAACTGATTCTGGGAAGATACTATTAACTTGATATTCTTTTCCTAATTCTTCTTTTATGACTTTAGAGGTGGTGTTATACAAGTCCTCCATCATATCTGTATCGCTCACATCTTCTACCTCCGAGTTTTTGTAATATTTATTTTTTATTGATTTGATTATCTGGCTGCACATTCCATTCTGGCATCCTTTACCTATTTCTGGGTTGTCTTCACTTGCAGTTCCTAGGGTGTCCTGATTAACTGGTATTGGTGTTAAGCTTCCCTCAAGTAGGTTTATTTTTTCTAGTATTCTTTTACCATTTTCAATTCTATCTTCAATGTATGATCCACCTATGCTTCCTCCTAGTCTTACCCCAGTGTCGATTAATTCTTTTATTGTATCTTTCATTGAGGGTCTTACCCTGACTTTTATCCACATCTGTTGAATGCCATTTTCTCCTTTCTGTTTCCAGCTATCTACTATTGGTCCGATAATGTCATCTAATCCGTATAAATGGTTTTGGAAGCTGTTAAGGTTTTTAGCTTGACTTATCATGTCATCAAGACAAGCTTCACTTACTTCTTCTCCTTCTAGGTCTTCGTTGGTTGTGGATAATGCGAATTTGATATAGTAATGTCCGTCTTTTTCTGTTTCTCCTTTTACTAGGGGCATTACCATTTTGAATTTTTTATTCTTGAAATCCATACTTTTCCCTCTTTTGGCGTGGTCTTTTTCCAGCCATTCTTTTGCTGTTTTCATATCCCATTTATCCTTGCTAAATAGGTACACATACACTGCACTTTTACCACTGCTTTTGAGTAGTCCTAATCTGCCGGATACTCCGTTTCCGAAGTTTATTGTTCCGACTATGTTTATTTCTCCTTTGTTGTTTTTTCTCCAGTCTGTTTCTTTGTAGTCTGGATTTTCTAGGTGAATAAAATCTTCTGTTTCAAATGGCATTACATATCACTTCCAAAAATATAATTATAAAAAATTATAAAATTTTAATCTCTTTAACCAAAAAAAGTAGTAAGGGGATGAAAAGTTTTTACATGAAATTGGACATTAACCTTTTTTTCTAAAAAGTATTACTTCTTTTATAAGTAAAATTTAAATAAGCATTCTCTATTCCCCATTTATATACGGAAACATTTTTGAAAGTATTACTCTTTTAATCTAAATCCATCCTCTCCACCACAATAGGGTCAGGCATAGGATCATTACACCGACAACCATAATGAGGAGGTTCAGGAAACGCATCAGCAGGGTACGGGCTACCAGCCTCTAATATCAGACAATCCTCACAAACACTATCATCACCCTGTGTTTCCCAAGGGATAAGCACTGTTTCACCATAATAAACCGATAACACCCCACCTTTCTCAGATTCCACCCCACCAAACATTCCCACTTGGTCAAGTGTCTGCTGCTGCTGTCTAAATGCAATATTCTCAACAGTTTTAGGGTCAATCATCCTCCCATACTGCTGTGTTTCTGCTAATATCTGACTATACCTTTGAAATTCTAGGGGGTTAAGGTAACATGATTCCATTACTGTTGATTCTGTGATGAAAGGAAGGTTACTTGCCATCCGGGTAGCTGCACTCCCTACTGTTCTAATCATCCCTGATGATTCAACATATCCTTCTAGTGCTGCTATTTCACTGGAGGATAAGCTGTTAATAATGGTGTTAGAAGCTAATAATGGGGGGAATAATAAGAACCATCCGAATCTTTTATCAACATCTTTACTATTTTTATGTATTTGGGGGTAGTATTCTTCTTCTTCTAACTCCCACATTTCTTCATCAGATGCCATTATTTTTATTCCTTGTAGGTTGTTTTGAAGAATTTTTTACCTAACCTTGCATTAAGTATATCGTAATAGATTGTTATGCCTACTTTTTCCACTGCAAATAACTGCCATTCGAGTAATGCTTTTTTTCCTTCTGGGTCTTCCTTGGGTTTCTTTTTGTTTATCCCTGCATCTTTTAATTGTTGGATTCCTTGGTCTATGCTTTTATCATATATTTTGTCAATATTGTTCTGGACTATTTTTTGACTGTTTAATATATAGGTATCAACTAATTTCTTAACATCTTTATCCTTTGCTTTTACTACTTTGTTGTAGAGTTTTTTTAATTCATCTTGCAACTCTTTCCTATATTTTAGTTCATCGTTACTTGCTTTTCCTTCACCTAAATCTGGATTGGGTTTGAAGTCTGGTTTCTCCTGTTTAAAAATATAACTAGATTCACTGATTACTTTATAAAAATCTTTATCCACAACCACTTTCCCGGTACAATCATCACAAACCATGTTTACAACTCACCCTATTCTTTTAGTTAAATTTAACAAGCCCTGCTTCTTCTAACCTTTTATGAATACTACCCTTCAATGATTTACTCTGCTGTGGAGGTTGCCCAGTGAAACTTGGTTGCTGTGGAATTACATAAGGTAAAGGTTTATCACCATACTCTGTGGGGTCTAATCCATACTCACCCCTAACTTCATTAACAATTTTAGTACCATTCCTGAGCATCATATTCTCAATATTAGCCCGTAACTGCTTATCCTCTACATCAATATCTCCAAAATGGAATTTCTCTTCAAAACCCCAAAGATTAAAACTTTTACCTAGAGTATTGTTAAATTCATTCTCCACAATTTTAAACACTTTACCCTGAATCCTCTTCTTAAACTTTTTATCTGCTGTGTTATCTCTTTCATTCCCCAGACTACCAGCAGTATATATTCCCATGTTTTGGGGTGGAACTCCATAAGTTGCCACAATCCTATCCCTCACCCTATCTAGCATAGCTCCAAATTCCATATCTCGCAGACTGCTAGTTCCTTCTTGGAATGTTCCACCATGTAAGAAGTAAGTACCTCTAGGATTATTTTGTGCTTGTAACTCTATCCTATCCACATTACTTTCAAAAGCTTCCCGGGGGATGCTGCTATCATAACTGATGAAATTCTTGGGCGACATACCACCATCAAACCAATCCTTGTTAAACTTCATCCCCAATATATCCATTGTAATACTTTTCGCAGCTTTATCAATCATGGATTTCCCCCATAACTCATTCCAAGGGTCGGGAATCATCACATGAATAAGCTCATCATTCTCATACTTAATATCCGTTCCCATTATACCCCACTGGTCAGTATCATTATAATAATTCATACGGTGTGGTTGGATGAAATACATCCCAATAGGCAGTCCTCTGAGCGTATCATCATGCACTATTTCTGCGAACCAATCCCCAGGACCAAGGTAACTTGCAAGTCCTTTCCAAATGAAATTAACATAATTATCTCTCCCATCTATCCCATCAGGGCGTTCCCATAAATCTGTCATGTACCCTATCACATCGGGGTCATCCTTTTCTGGATTATCACTGTATATATCGAACCCTGCTGCTAATGTTTCGATTACATAAGCATCAATACAGCCGCTAACCCATTCATTGTCCATTGCATTGTAGTAGGTTGTCCAAGTGATTTTAACATTCTTCGCCCTATCCCCATACAATCCTCTCTGGAGATAAGGGTTCAGCCAACCATAATTCACCATATCTAACTTGCTGGTTGGTTTCCTAACTACTTTGAAGGGTAGGGCTTTTGAAATTCTGTTACCTATATTATCAAATATTGACATGACATTACTATCTCCTTTAATCCTATAAACTAACAACTCTTAACTCTGGTTCTGGTGGCTTCTCTGCGTTGAATAACATTCTTAACCCTCCACTGATTACATCTACTTGGTCATCGTGAATGCCCTTCGTGGGGAAGCTTGTTATCTCGTTTAAAAACCCATTTATCCAGGTTGTACCATCTTTTATTTTCAATCCACCATTTTTAATGAATGTAACAAATGCCCTTGCCCTGTCTAGTTTACTTTTCCTTGTTACTGTTTCACCATCACAATCAAATCCGGGTAAACTTCTGCTTATCTGTCCAATCACCATTTTCCCGGATGAACCACCTTCTTGTTCTATCCTTATTATAACATCTTCCCCATCTTCATAAGCAGTATCTCTTATTAATTCATGAACTTCATCTTCATCTAATCTTACATGAACCATATCTGTAAGATATGCTGTTCCACTTTCACCAAGGGCGAATAAACCCCCTGCTGTCCAGTCTGGTCCTCCCTGTTTGGTGGGGTCTTCTTCTTTAGTTGCTGCTAAATCCCAGTATCTTACCCATCGGATTATTTTCTCTTTAATAATGGTGAATAATCGGTTGGTGAACCATTCTCTTTTGAATAGTTTACCTTGTGGTATTGCACTCCAATCCCCGTACTTCCACTGCCTGTATAGTATAGGATCACTGTATTTTATGTCTTCAAAGATTTGTTCATACTTCTCATGATTTAGGTAAATGTTATCGGTGTATTTGCTGTCTATGAAGTATCCTGTTACTGCTTTGATGAATTTGTCTTCAAAGTAATCATGACTAACTCCACCAGGGTTTCCAGTATAAATGTTTCTGGTGGGTAGTGGGTCTTTGCTCTGTTTCCTTACACTTCCTTTAAGTCGTACTATTTTATACTCTGTGAATAGGACTGCTTCATCTATTATAACTATATGGAACTCTGCACCCTGATACTTATCTGCTTCACTATCATGTTGTACTTGGGCAAACTTTATTTTAGCCCCGGAGGGGAATGTGAATAACTTTTCACTTCGGTCATAATGGGGGGCTATTCCTTCCTTTTTAAGTAGGGGGTTTCTATCTTCATGAAGCCAGTCCAATGCCCGGTCAAGTATTGCACCGGGGGCTGAAAGGTCAGGGTAAGTTAAACGGAATATACCTACTTTCCAGTTAGATATATCTGTATGCTGTAATGCTACCATTAAAGAGGCAGATGATTTCCCTCCACCCCTAGCACCACCATAAAGAGTGTCTAAATCACTTATAAGTAACAGTATTTGTTGGAAGAAGGGAACTTCAGGAATGTAAACATTAAGTATTATACTCTCATAAAAAACTTCTTTAACAGTAGGGGTTAGTGATTGCCATAAGCATTGAACCCTATCATCCAAACGATACTGTTCTTCCCATACCTTTATCTTCCAATCAACTAATTCCTCTGTACTCTGAAAGTCTGGTTTATTCTCCGTTATCTTTCTCAACTGATTCTTTAAGTTTGGTTGGGGTGGTAAAAGGGTTAATCTGACCATCCTTTTCTATCTCCCTTAACTTCTCAAGTTTCTCTTCCTTATTCTGAACTATACTAATATTAATATCTTGTTTATCCTCTGTAAAGCCAAGTATTTCTGCCCCACACTTAATTAATCTGACAACATCCCCACTATTTTTAACTTCAATAGGGGGTCTTTTTTCATTAGCAACATCATTATAATAAGTACCAAGTGCATTGTTAATTATCTCTAAATATCGTACTCTGTGGTCTTCTGCTTTTTTATTTATCTTTTTTTCTATGTTTTTTTGTATTTCAGCACTTCTTATGGCTTCTCTGTCATCCCAGTTGAATTCTTTTTTCCATTTCCATAATGTTTTTTCACTTACCTTACACTCACTTTTTAATGAACTAATTGCTGCTGTTGTGCTTTGTCCTTTTTGTTTTTGTTGGAAGTATATTTCAAATGCGTCTATATGTCTTTGTTTTTCTTTCATGTTTTTTCCTCAGCCTTTTTTACTGACTGCAAAAACTGCACATATTTACCGGTTTTATGACTTTCTGCTTTTTCAATCCATGAGTAAAAGGTTCTTTCACTTACTCCTGCTAGGGCTGCTGCTGTTTTACGATAATTACCTGCTTCGAGTGCTTGGATAATTTTATGGCAGGTTTCAGGATTGAATTTAGTCATGTTATCAATTCAGCTTTTTGGTTGGTGAATGTTTCCCATCTTTGTATTATAACATCGCAGTAGTGGGGGTCTAATTCCATCATGTAGCATTTGCGTTGTAATTGTTCACAGGCGATAATACTTGTTCCAGTGCCTCCAAAAGCATCAATTACATTAGAATGGGGATTCGAAAAATTTTCAATAATATTTGATGGAAGATATATGGGGAATGTTGCTTTGTGGATTTTGGAATATTCATTCCCAGAAGCATTTGGACCTTCAATAACATTCCAATAAGTTCCTTGTGAAAATTGGGGGTGTTTAAATTTTCTTTTCCCATCCCCAAAACATAAAATAAATTCAACTTTGTTATTAATTATGCCGGGGGTTATGTGTGGGGCTACTGTTGATTTATTCCAATAAATAATATCTTTAAATTGGTTCCGATAATTATCCATTATTTGGATTATGGATCTTTTGTTGTCTTCAACAAGCCCAATGTTTATAAAAATTTCATCAGTGAAATCTATAAATGAATATATAAATATTGAAAAAGGTCTGGTGACAGAGTTAAGGAC